GTGCCCACTCGTGCATCAGGCAGTCGATCCTTTCGTTCTGCGTTGTGTTCTTCTCGATGCGGATGTAGATCCCACCGTAGCCTTCGCCAACATCGGCGAGTGTCGAATCGTCACCCAACGCCTCAAGGCGGACAGTCACCGGGACAGACGGCGGGAAGTAGAGGGTCAGCCAACGCTGAACCTGCGCCAGGCGCTTTCGTTCTTCTGTCATGGGCGCACCTCATACCAAGTAAGAATCAACCCGACGTTCGCAAAGGCGTAACACAGGTGAGTGATGGCAAGGCCCCGTTGCCCAACGCGCCAGAACGCCCAGGCCATCATGATGTAGAGAACTGCCGCACCCACCAAGGGCCACGGACTCGTCAACAGAAAGTTCACTTGATCATCGTCTCCCTTGAGTAGTTGCGGAGCCCAGCGACGTATCTGGCTCCATAGATGAAGTTGATGAAGAGGATTCCCCAGGCTTCCGTGGTGTAGCTCACGTAGAACCACGCCCACAGGTTGACGATGCCAATCGCGAATCCCCACCTAGCTGCTCGGGGGCCGGTGGTGACCAGCCAGATCACCAGCACCCCGAGTACAGCTATCTGCCACTGCGCGAGATCGTATAGGGTCACTCTTTCACGTCGTCTCGGGGATCGTCGCCCGCGGCCATCCGCGCGTACCACGCTGCCTTCGCCATGTCCTGGTTGTGGTAGCCCTTGTAGGGAGCGCGGATTGCGTACTTCAACACGTTCCACCGGCACCCAATGAGGAACTCCTCATCTCCCAGAGCTTCCCGGATGATGTCGATAGTCTCTACGCCAGTCGCGTTGTAGTGCGACGGGCTGTTGACCACGTCTTCCTCTTCGTCGTCCACGCCCAGAGCTTCGGCTGCGATCTGCTCGCGGTAGCCAGGATCGTCCTCGACTTCGCCCGGAATCACTCTGCGAAGATCTTCTCTCGCCATGTCGAAAGCTGCCTCGTTGATTTCCTCGGGGCGGACCTCACCGGTGGGAGACACGTAACCCTCCGTCCCACGTCGGTTGACGAGCATGTACTCGTCCATCTGGTGTACGTTCTTCATCGGTGTTACTTCGTCAACGATCTGCCCGTCGAGCTGTTCCCCTTGAAGCTTTGAGGGAACGTTGAGGACGTGGACGTTCTTGGGGTTGAGACTCCGCTTGTCTGGTGAATCGTGTGCTGGCTGCTTCGGGTCAAGCTTCACCTTCGAGTCCAACAACCACTCGTCGGTTCCAACGCGAGGAAGAGGTTCCCAGTGCCCGAGAGCTTTCACAGGATCGTCCCACACCCAGCGCATGTTCTCCGGTCTGACGTTGGGCTGCCGTGGCATCGGTGTGGAGGGCAGCTCGGGCGCATCGGTACCGTCGCCGTGCAGGATCTCCTCGCGAGTGTACGCGCGCTTGCCCCAACTTGTGGTCTCCGCGCACTTGCAGCAGTACACGCCGGGAAGCGTCGTCACGTACACCTTCTGTACGCCGGGGAGCATGACCAGCCCGCACCCTTCACAGCGTTCCACCCTTTTGATTTCACCACTGTCCATGTTCATGCCTCCGGCGGCGTCCAGAGCCGCGGTTCCTTTCGCTTGAAGTTGTAGTCGGAGGCCCGCAAGATGCGCGCGCACCGTGCCATGCTCAGGGCGTACTCCTCGTTGAAGCCTCTCCCTGCGTAGGCTGCAACGACTGCCTCCCATGCCCCGACCTCGTCGAACAGGTCCGACTCTGCATCGAAGAACTCGGCGAGAATCTTGCTCGCACCGACCGGTCCCATGCCGGGCACGCCAGCGTAGTTGTCGGTCGCGTCGCCGGTGAGGATCTGAGTAAAGAACGCGAGGTCAGCCTCACCCTCTCCGATCTCCCGCACGCCACCCTTGTGGTTCCACCAGTTGTAGTGGAGCCCGGGGATGGTGAGCATGTCCTTGTCGATGGAGCAGACCACCCGTTCGCCCTTGAGCGCAGCGATGTTGCCCGTCGCGAGGATGCCGAGGATGTCGTCGGCTTCCAGGGTGGGGCGCTCCATCACCTCGAAGGTCTCACGGATGTATCTCTTCGCTGCATTGAGCCCGATCGGGGCTCGCGCTGTGCGTCGTCGCTTCTCCTTGTAGCCGGGGTAAACTGCCCGACGGAAGTTGTTCTTGCTGTCGGTGAGACAGACGATGATACTGTCCGCCCGCACCGCCTCAGCCGTGGACTCGATTGAGTTGTTCACCAAGTTGTGGATCGTCGGGACGTTGGCCGTGACTGAGACGCTGTCGCCCCAGTCAATGACGTCTTCGCCCTTGAACGCACACTGGTAGACAACGAGGTCGCCGTCGATGAGTGCGATCACTACAGCCTTCTCCCCATGCGCCCCAACAGCAACAGCGCGATCAGTGTGAACACCAACGCGATGGTCTGGTGTGGGTCTAGTGTGTGTCTGCCCATGTCATTCCTTTCTTCCACTCTGCTCCCAGCTTCAAGCGCAGTCCGAGTTCCGCCCCGGCATCGGTGATGGCGTCCGCGATGATCGGACCAACTTTGTCAGCTATGTCAGGTGCGCACGCCACTTGATACTCGTCATGCACCCACAAAACAAAGCCCCAATGACAACGATTGAAGGTGGCGTCCAGCTCGTGGAACGCCTTCACGTACGCGATCTTCATGATGGCTGCCTCGTTCCCCTGAAGGAGCGACGACATTGCCAAGCGCTTCTGAAGGATGGGGACTTTCCTTCCGTCCAACGCCTTCAACCACCCGCGCTCGCCAGCTTTGTCGAGGGCCTTGATGAGGTCTTTGTACCCAGCCATCCGAGTGCGCAACCGCTTGTCCACGCGCCTACCAAGACGCGCAGCCTCACTCAACGCCGGTATGTCACCGGAGTACAACCCCTGACTCTTCGCGAGTCGGTAGTCGTCGATGATGATCAGCCCCTGGCGGTACGCCTTCGCACCAAACCAAGTAGCGTATGTAAGGCGCTTCTGAATCTCCCGAGTGAGGAGGCCGCTGCACTCTTGCATGTACTCGTGTCCGTCTGAGGTCTCGACGACCCGGGCGAGCTTGCCTCCATCGTACCGGCCAACATAGTGAGCGTAAATTGCAAGCTGAAGTGCAGAGGCATCAGCTCCGACAAGAGCCCAGCCGCCAGGCACGCAGCCTCCACCTGCGCGGAAGAGGGATCGACACTCAAGGCCGTAGGGCGAGGAAACTTTGGGAACCTGTCCTGTGTTGGGCTCGTGATGTGATCCGCGGTGCGTGATAGCTCCCGTAGCGTTGACGCGTGGATGTAGGCGACCATCCCGGCAAAGCTTGAGCCAAGCATTCTTGCCCTCCGATATGTAGCCGAGAAGCTTCTTCAACACCTGGTACCTGGCGAGTGTCTCCGTCACGGGCCAGGGTAGGTCCGTCAGGATGTCGTCGGTGACCGAGGGGTTGCCGTCCTTCCCGAAGTCGTTGGGCTCCCACCCGTAGTCGCGAATCAGGCGGCGGCCGATGTGCTGCTGGGAGCCGGGGTTGAACTCGACGAGCTTGACTTTGGTGAACTCGCAGCCTTCGCGCGTGTTGGTGTAGCCAGCCTCGCCGGGCTTGTACTTCTTCGAAGACGTGGTGCGCTTCGGCACGCGCAGCCCCTGGTTGGGACCGTCCGGCCTGTACTCCGGGCCGAACTCCTCGGTCAGTTCTCGCGTGAGGTCGCCGCGCTCCTGGACAAGGGTGCCCATGAGGGCGACGGCCTTGCCCTCGTCGAAGCCAACACCGAACTGCTCCTGCCGGTGAAGCAGGTAGCACATCTCTGACTCGATCTCGAAGACACGCTGGGGCCAGCCGCGCGCCATGAAGTACTTGTGGATCTGCGCGTTGACAAGCACGTCGTTGCGACAGTACGCCTGCATCTCAGGCGTCCACGTGTCCCAGCCCTCGGTGTACTCGGTCTTCTTGACGTCGAGGCGCAGGCGATGCGCCCACGCACCGAGGGAGTGGATACCGATCAGGTTCCCAGGCATGGCGTCCGCACCGCGCTTGGCTCTGATGGCGAAGTCCTTCTTCTTGAGGATGGAGTTCTTGGGCGGGCCTGGGTAGAGCACCCGCGACATGGCCTTGGTGCAGAGCAGCCGCGCCGGGCGCTGCCACTCCGGGTAGAGCTTCTCGATCACCGGCACGTCGAAGGCCGCGATGTTGAAACCAGCGACGAGGTCAGCCCCGCTGAGGTAGAGCAGCCCTTGCTCAATTTCGTCGGGGCCGAACTCTTCGATGTCGCCAGAGAAAAGATCGAGCGCCACTATGCAGTGGATCTTTGTCACTTTGTCGTACAGGTTGTCGGTCTCCAGATCGAACAGCAGGTGACGCTCCATCTTGTTCTCCCTTCTTACATGTATTGCCCGGTGGGGCTGCCAGGTGTGGGGTCGC